CTTCAATAACTGCTGCATTCTTCGTACTCAACCATCCTTTTATACTAGATCTAAAACCATCTAACTTATTACGACACAGAACGCGGACACTTTCGCGACCAGCAAACACATGTAAGGGCATTAAAATATTACATCCTTCAAGAACAATACCATCACATTGACCAGTACGGCCATCATCATCAACTAAAGTAACATGGTATAAATTCTTTTGAATTTTAGCCGATAATTGTGGAAATGTAGCAGTCTTAGATTTTATAGTAGTATGTAATGGATCCCATTGTAACTTAGTCCAATCACTTACAGAGGCATCACGAGCAGCAACTTCTGTTTCGTTAACAGGATTCAGTCGAGATTGCTTTTCTCCTATATTACGCAAGTCGCAAGCTTCTCTCCTATCATAATACTCTAGAGATTTTTTAAGCTTCATCATGTAAATATAATCATTCCACGCAACTCGCGCCATCTTAATTAGTTCATATGTTCCCCAGGCAGCAGCTCCATACGCAGCGAGTTTCTTCCAATTCATAGATAGAATGGAATTATATGTGCGTAATACAGAGCCTCCTACTTTTTGTAATAAAGCTAATCTATCACGATACCATACGGCTATTAACAATATGCATAAATTTGCAATAAATAACAAAACACATGGAGCAATAATTATAAATAATCTTAATGGTAATATTATATAAAATATAGAAATTAGAGTAGCTGCAACAATAAAAGCTACGGAAAACAAAGCACGAGAATATAAATATAATGAGTTCTTATATAACGCTAAATACATTTTTTGCAAATATGTATTTTGTGTGAAAAACCTTTCTATAAGATAATTACCATAAGTTTGTAACCAATAAGGTATATGTTCTATGCCTGATATTAAATGGTCAAAAGATACTCTTGTCTGCAGAGTATAACTCTTAAGCTTAGCATAAGGTAACAATGTCCATAAATAACATTTCTCATAGGAAAGAGTTATATCCTCACGTGAATTATCTACCTCAGTCACAATACTGTGTGAAGACTCGTCTTCATCGGCCAAAGAATTCCAAGGAGTAACAGTAATCTCCATATCCTCTGGTATGTTAGCTGTTATTCCTTCAGATGCCTGTATCTCAAAATCATCATCCAGTCTTGCGATTTCTTCTCGCCAAGTTACGCTAGGACCGGTATCAGTGCTCTGTGAACATGTACATAGAACACCAACGCGACGACATATAGGACATAAT